TTATCTTTGAACTTATTAAGAACGGTAAACAATTGAATACGTCAGATGATACAGCCGTGGTTTCTATTAAGAATGCTAGCGGCTTTTTAATTGATGTGAATGTTCATCTATCAAATGGCGAAGTTACATTAGATTTAAACAGTGAAGAATTAAAGAAACTAACGCCGGACCGTTATTATTTAGAGTTCACAACTAGTGATGAGGGACGTACTGCTAAGTACCCTGATGAAAGCTTTGTAATCTTTGATGTAACGCAGAATGCTTACGGCTTATCCGGACAGCTTAATTTAGATGATACTTTGACAGCATTTAAAGACTATTTGGATAAAAAGGCTGATGAGATTAAAGAAGGTGCTCAGGGCCCACAAGGGCCAAAAGGATACCCAGGGCCTCAAGGTTTACCTGGTGAACGTGGACCTCAAGGTATTCAAGGCGTCAAAGGTGATAAAGGTGACCAGGGGATTCAAGGTGAACCCGGTTTGCAAGGACCACAGGGTGAAAAAGGCTTACAAGGTGAGCCAGGCATTCAAGGATTGCAAGGACCTAAAGGTGATAAGGGAGATACTGGAGCTCAAGGGCCTAAAGGTGACAATGGTAAAGATGGTCTTGCTGCTCCATTAAATGAGTACGGCATTATCATTCGAAAGGGTGCACCAATGGCCTATTTTATCGACCGTGAAGCTAACCCGTGGCGCATCGTATTTGATAATGGTTCTTACATGACATTGGATGATTATCCAGCTCATCCAGGTGACGAAAGTAGTACGATTTATGGTTATGGTTTTGCTACTGGTTGGAATAACACAATTGATGATTACCCAATTACGGGCATTATCTTAAAAATGGCTAGAGGTATGATTACGATTGGTACATGGAAAAAAGCAGCTCCCGGTAAGTTAACTTACTGGGGACGAGCAACCATTACCAATCCAGTTAACAGTTTAGACAACTACGACTGGAGTAAGGCAACGCTTGGTATAAAAGGTGGAGCTTATGATGCCAGACAAATTAATGTTATCCAGATTGCTTACCAGCTTGGTATTTGGTCAGGTAAAGATGTAGAAGGCTTGGGGGCAGTTAAGAAATGACCAGCCATCTCTACTACAGAGCTAATGAAGACAAGATAATTATTATCAGATAAGACATATGGAGGAAGTGTAGAAGATGCCTAGGGTACACAGATGTTATTACCATGATTGTAGAAAGACCGTGTCACTAGGAGAGCGGTATTGTGATGAACATGCTGGGTTAATCCAACGCAATACACAATCAGATAAGGACTACGACAATAGAAGGCATCGAGACGTGGAACGTGATAATAGGCATAGGTTCTACAAATCAAAACCATGGCGCAAGCTGCGGTTAATTATACTGGATAGAGACATGAACCTATGTCAATATTGCGCTTTGAATAACAGAGTGACGGTTGCAGATATGGTTGACCACATTGTTCCAAGAGAGGTTGATGAGAGTATGGAACTAGAAGCTGATAACTTAGTTGCTTCTTGTAATAGCTGTCATAGACTTAAACAAGATTGGGAACAGCGACATTATGGTACAGGCCAGCGAAATAAACTCGATTCTAACGCAATATTGATTAAGGATATACATTTTATTAAAGAGGTGTTTAAGGATGCTAAGAATTGATTTTATGAGCAAATAGGGGGCTATACCCTTGCAAAGGGGGACCGATGCAGTAGTGTCGTTTTCTGTGTTATTCCCAAAAAATGAATTTTGAAAAAGGGGAGGTGATTATTTGGCTGGTGTTAAGGGTAAATCAGGACGCAAACCAGATCTTAAAAATACTGATGCAAAGAATTTAGACAGACGTGACAGAGCTGAGAGAGCACAAGAAAATAATACTGGATTTGAGAAAATCGGAAAGCCACCTAATCGCCTTGATGATTTCTCAAAGAAATTATGGACTGCAATTGTTGATGAGTTGGACTCCAAAGAATTATTAACAAAATTAGATGAACCATTGTTGGAGGAATATGTTACTCAGGTTAGCTTAAGTAGGATGGCCGATGAATCAATTAGAGATATCGGAGTAATTTACATTACTGAAAAAGGCGAGCCAAAAAAGAATCCAGCAGTAGACGTTAAAAATAATGCTGCAAAAAATATTAAAGCAATTGGGTCATCTTTAGGACTTGATCCAATCAGCAGAGCAGCGGTATTGTCTGATTCAACAACAGGAGATGAAGATGATTTAGATGAAACAATGAGTTCGTTTGGGGTGAAAACATAATGGATGAGGTGACGAAGTACGCAAGAAGCATTGTTAATGGCGAAATTTTGGCAGGTAAAATGATGATTATGGCTGCTGAAAGGCATTTAAATGACCTAAAAATGCAAAATACTGCCGACTTTCCTTATTATTTTGATGATAAATTGCTAGAAGGATTTTTAAACTTTACTAAATACGTTCCAGATCCAAAGGAAAACATCCCGATACCGCTTATGCCTTGGCAGAAGTTTGCACTTGGTTCAATTGTAGCGTGGAGAGATAATCGGACAGGCGGGAAAAGGTTTAAACGGGCAATTGTTTCTATTGCACGTGAAAATGGTAAGACCTATCTCGCTTCGATCCTTGCAACATATGATTTCTTTGTTCAATCATATGGAAAGTCAAATCAAGATATACTAATAGCTTCAAATACAGCTCAACAGACTGGAAAACTTTTTAATTACACGAAGAGTACCGTTGAAAAAATGCTACAGGGTCCATTCAAGAAATTAAGTAGAACAGTCAGGCCTCGTGAATATGATGTTGTTAGTCGTAAGACAAAAAACCAAATTGTGCGAATATCAGCCGATGGTGGTCAAGGAAAGTTCGATTCATATCATGCTACAACAGCTATTTTTGATGAAGCAGGTGACCAAAAAACACGAGGAGCTTTTGGAAAGATAACGTCAGGTCAAACAGGAAATAAAGAAGCTATATTCTTTATGATTTCAACTGCTTATCAAAATCCGAATGCGCCGCTTAGGGAAGATATTAGAATTATTACCGATGCAATTAAGAGTGGTGAACGAAAACTTGATGATAATTTTCTTGGTGTCTGGGCACAGGATGATGAGAATGAAATATTTGAACCTGAGACATGGATAAAATCTAATCCTTTACTTGGATTACCAAATTTAAAGCTTGAAAAGACTATAGGTATAACTTCTGAAAGAGACAATTTGTTAGCTCAAGGAAAGTTACCTGATTTTTTGGTTAAAACTATGAATATGTGGGTAAATGCTAAAGAGGATGCTGCGTTCAAGTTAAGTGATATAGAAGAAGTCGCTATTGACAGTTTTGATATTGATGGACGGGATGTTTACGTAGGATTTGATAATTCAATGACCTCTGATGATGCTGCTTTGGCATTCATCTTTCCATATACAGACGAGAATGGTAATCAGAAATGGCATTTATACCAACATTCCTTTATTCCATGGCATAAAGCTGGTTCAATTGATGCGAAAGAGAGTCAAGATGGTATTAATTATCGCCAAATGCAAGGCCTTGGTTATGCAACCATTACACCCCATGAGAAGGGATTAATAAGTAACGATGATATATATGAATGGCTGCTTGAGTTTGTTGATAAACATCATTTGAAGGTTCTTAAGTTTACATATGATTGGGCGCATAATAGTGCATTTATTAAGTCGCTGGAAGCAAACACCTATTGGGAAATCCAAGCTGTCAAACAAGGGACATTAACATTAAATGAGCCAACCAAATGGCTGCAGGATGCCTTTGTAGAAGGACGAGTTACTACTTTTAAAGATCCAATGATGGAGAAATCGTTAGTCAACGCCATTATTACAAGTGATAATAATGGAATCAAAATTGACAAAAACAAAGCAACTATGAAGATTGATCTTGTTGATGCAATTATTGATGCGCTTTCAGAAGGAATACATTATTTTGAGGATTATGGAACGGGGGAATATTATTTCTAATGCGTAGTACAATTTCAGATATATTTTCATTAGTCGGTGCAATATCAATTATTGCAGCGGCCTTTTTTATTAATTTAATAATCGGTTTAATTGTTTTCGGATTGTTTGCATTTGTTTTTAGCTATTTTATACAAGATAGGGGGTAATTATGTTTTTTGAAAAAAGAACAGTTCCAATCAGAGGGTCTGGACGAGCGTATAGTCGTGGAAGTAGCAGCTGGTTAATTTCTGATAGTGGTCATATACCTGCTACTGTCGCGCTTAGAAATTCTGATATCAGAACAGCAGTAACAATATTGGCATCAGATATTGCTCGGGTCACATTTTCGACTTCTAATAAAAAGTTAAATGGTATTCTTTCAAGTCCCTCACGAATGACTGGAAGATACGCATTTATGCAATCAATGATGGCTCAGCTTTTATTAGATGGTAATTCGTATGCTTTAAGACGAGCAGATAGTTCGGGTAAAGAGTACTGGGAATATGTAAAACCCTCAAATGTTACAGTAAAGTTGTCTGATGACGGTCAGACATTAACATATGATTTTAGATTCGAGTCAGTTGATGAGCAAGATGAGAACGATGTTGAAGCAAGCGATGTAATTCATTTTCGACTTCTTGGAGTAGATGGTGGCTTAGTGGGTAGGTCTCCATTGGAATCATTACAAACAGAGCTGTCATTACAACGAAGTTCGCGTAATTTAGCTCTAAGTATTTTTGGTAAAGCTGTTAATCCAACGGCGCTACTAGGCTTTGCTGCTAAAATGTCACCAGAAGAAAAAGATAAAGCACGAGACGCTTTTGAAAAAGCTAACTCTGGCGATAACGCTGGTCGGACTTTAATACTTGACCAGAATTCTACATTCTCTCAACTAGAAGTAAAATCAGACGTTGCTAAATTACTTGAATCAACTGATTGGACTCGTGAGCAAATTGCTAAGGTGTTCATGATTCCATCTGATTCGTTGGGTTCGGAATCTGAACACAGTAATTCTGACCAGATTAGAAATCTATATAACACGGCACTTGGACGATATATAGCATCGGTTATTGATGAGCTCACACTTAAGTTAGGAACAAATGTAATTGCTAATGTGCGTGAAGCTATAGATTTAGATGGTTCTCAAATTGAGGCAAGAACAATCGCATTAGTTAAAGATAATGTAATTAGTTCGGATGTAGGAATAGAGATACTTAGACAGAGTCATTCAGATTTAGTAACCACGGATATATTGAATAAAGTTGCCGCTCAGAATTTGCCTTTGAAAGGGGGTGATAACAATGGTGGAAAAGAAGGAGATTCGAACACAATTAAATAACATTGAAATCAGAGATGATGAAGCTACAGGCGGTCGGGTAATCACAGGTTATCCGATCGTTTTTAATAAGCCTTCTGAAAATCTAGGTGGGTTTATTGAGTATGTGGAGTCAGGGGCATTGAAGGGTGTGTCAATGGATAGTGTGTATTTGATTTACGGACATGATTTTAACAATGTTTTAGCTCGAAATGATGCAGGTACTTTGAAACTATCTATTGATAAGACAGGCTTATTATTTGAGGCTACGTTGCCCAATACGACGCTTGCAAATGATGTTCTCGAAAATATTCGAGTGGGTAATATTCGAGGCATGAGCTTTGGTTTCACGGTGGCTGACGAGAGTTGGGAATATGGTAAGAATGATGATCCAGATATTAGACACGTTAAACAAATTGACGAGTTATTCGAGATCACGCTCACGCCTATTCCTGCCTATAAAGATACAACAGTCGCAATCGCTAAGCGAGACGCAATGCACAAACAACTATCATTACGTTCTAGGCTTGAAATGGGAATAGAACTAGCAAAGGCCAAGGAGGTTTTTAATGGCTATTAAAGATTCAATTTCGGTTAAAAATACCGAACTTAAAAAGGCAATCGAAGATGCACAAGCTTTGATTGATGATGTGAACTCTGATCCAGAACAAGCTAAGGCTGCAATGGATTTGGTAAAAAAGCTTCAATCAGATATTGATACACTGAAAGAACTTGAAAAGGCGGAACCAGGCGACAGTGATGCCGGAGCAAGTAATGTTAGTTCGGATAATTCAGGGGACAACAATACTGGTGACGGTAATACCGGTTCTGATAACGCTGGAGATAGTAATACCGGTTCAGATGATTCAGGGGACAACACCACAGGCAATAGTGATACTGGATCAGATGATTCAGGAGATGATGACAACAAGAAGGATCCAAAGGAGAAACGAGATATGCCAATTCCATTGAACAAGAAGAACAAGAGTGAAGTACGTGATGTTTTGAATGCAGTTATTCACTCAAAGGGTGAGAAGCGTGATGATGCAAATGGGGTATCTGGAATTACCTCGACTGATGTTGGAGTTATCATTCCAGAAGACATTATTTATAACCCAGAAATGGAGTTAAAGACGGTAACTGATTTGGCACAGCTAGTTACAAAAACAAAAGTAACTACTGCTTCAGGTAAGTATCCAATTTTGAAACGCGCATCTACTACAATGAACACTGTTGCCGAATTGGAAGAAGCTCCAGATTTAGCAAAACCAGAATTTTTGGACGTTAAGTATGAAGTTGAGACTTACCGTGGTCAAATTCCTATCTCACAAGAGTCAATTGATGATGCAGCAGTAGATTTAGTAAAATTAGTTGCTCAACATGCTCAACAAATCAAAGTTAATACTACTAATGCAAAGATTGCTAAACAATTAGCTGGATTTACAGCAGTTCCATTGACTGCGGATAAGTTGATTGATGGGCTTAAGGAAGTTTATAATGTCAAACTTGACCCTGCTTATAACAAGAACATTGTGTTGACTGCCTCTATGTATCAACTATTGGATACAACTAAGGATGCCGATGGTCGTTATTTGCTACAAGACCAAATTGGAACTGCTTCAGGAAAGACTCTTTCAGGTATTCCATTGGAAATTGTTGAAGACACGGCATTTGGTGGTGATGCTGGATCACAACAAGCATTTATCGGCGACCTATCACGTTCAATTTTGTTTGCCGATCGTGCAGATTTGCAACTTGAATGGGTTCAATATCCTATTTATGGTCGTATTTTGGAACCAGTAATGCGTTTTGACGTTGAGACAGCTGATAAGGAAGCAGGATACTTTGTAACCGTTGGTACAACGTCAAAATAGAAGCCCCTACATCAGTTAAAGTAACTGTTAGTGGGGCTATTTCAGCAGAATAGATAGGAGGTTATATGATGACAGATCGTTCTAAGCAAATGTTAAGGGTCTATGATAAGGCAGGAGCTAAATTAGCAGAGGGTGCACAGGGAACAAAAGACGTTCAAATTCCAGAATCTAATTTAAAACCTGATACAACGTATAATGATGGTGATTTTCAAGTTACTTATGTAGAAGGAACAAATGAATCTGACAAAGCCAACGTACCTGGATTCAAAACGGCGCCAGCAACGATTGCTGTAGCCGGTGTTACAATGAGTCAAAAAACGGCTAGCATGACGGTTGGTGCAACTAAGCAAGTTACTGGGAATGTCAACCCAGAAAATGCGACTGATAAATTGGTTACTTATGTTTCATCTGATGAAGCTGTTGCTAAAGTAGCTGCTGATGGAACAATCACAGCCGTAGCGCCTGGAACAGCTGATATCACTGCTACTACACATGATGGTGGTTTTAGTGATAAGACTACTGTCACTGTAACAGCGTAAAAGGAATCTTCATGGAGGTATCTATGACGCCAGAGAGCTTACTATCATCTGTGAAGGTTGCATTAAGAACAACAACGTTAGATGAGGATTTAGATGCTGAAATTCTTATGCTAATCAAGTCTGCTATGTCCGATTTAAAAGTGAATGGTATTGTTTCAGACAGGTTTATTTTAGCTGAGAAAGACTTGGTTACTAACGCAATAATTCTTTATGTTAAAGCTCACTGGGGATATGATAATCCTGATGCAGCTCGTCAACTTAGCACGTATGAGTTATTGAAAACAAACCTGTCTATCCATTCACAGTATGGGGGATAATTATGCGATACAATTCAGTGATTTATCTCTCGAAACTAGTGATTGAAAAAGATAATATTGGACAACAAGTAAAAAAATTAGGTGAAAAGCGAAAAGTTTATGCGAATGAATTTTCTATAAGCCGGGCAGAATTTGCAGCCGCCGGTGAGGTTGGCTTAAGGGGCTCCCTTGCTTATCAAATTAATTCAATTGATTACTTTGGAGAAGAGTACGTTTTCGCTGGTAACGAACGTTATCATGTTTATCGTGATAATAAAGCCGGAGATAAAACCACTTTATATCTTGAAAAGGCGGTAGCAGATGGCATCAGTTGATGAACTAGCTGAATTAATTAATCAGAACTTGAAAGAGTACTCCGATGAAGTTGAAGAAACTTTGGAGAATGAAAAGAACGCTATTGGCAAGGAAGCCGTTACTAAGCTAAAACAAGCTGGATCATTTACTGATAAAACAGGTCGTTATCGTAAAGGTTGGCGAGCTAAGAAGCAGGGCGGTAAGTTAATCGTTTATAACGGTACGAGTTGGCAATTAACACACTTACTTGAAAACGGTCACGCTACTAGAAGTGGTGGTAGAACACATGCTTATACGCACATTGCGCCCGTCGATGATTGGGTAGCTAGTGAACTTCCAAAACGCTTGCAGATTAAACTTGGAAAGGGGTAGTTATGGGATTGAGTGATGTGTATAGTGGTTTAGTTGCTGCTACAGGATTACCGGTTGCCTATCGTGCATTTAACGCAGATGATGCCCCTGGAACACCGTTTATTGTGTATTACGTTGTAGAACGTGACGATGAGAGGGCTGATGATTCAGCTTATGTAAAAAATAATTCAATTAATGTTGAGTTATACACGGATAAGAAGAACTTGGGTTTAGAAGAAAAACTTGAGCTTTTTTTTGATGAGAAAAACATCATTTATTTGGTTTCGGAAGATGATATCCCCGATGAAAAAATGATGGTTAGAACTTATGAATTTGATTTAATGGAGGAAGTTTAATGACTGATAAGAATAAATTGAAGTTCGGTCTGCGGAATGTTCACCTTGGGCCACTTACGGATACAGGATTGGCACTAGAGTATGGAGATATTGTTAAATGGCCTGGGGCTGTTGAATTAACGCTTGATCCTAATGGTGACCCATTGGAAGAGTACGCAGATGATGTACTGTATGCAAAGATTGCCAATAACCAGGGCTACACAGGTAAATTAACGACGGAGTATTTAACTCCTGAGATTGAAGCTTTACTCTTTGGGAATGAAGCTGGAACCGATGGCGTTACTGTCGAAAATACGGATAACAAGAACTCACCAGTGGCTATGATGTTTGAGTTCTCTGGTGATCAGAACCACGTTCGCCATGTGCTGTACAACGTATCCTTCTCAAGATCATCTGATGGTTCGGCAACTCGTTCGGATAAGTTGGAGTCACAAACATCAGAATTTGAATTTTCTGCTATGCCAGATCCTTATACGTATAACGTTAAAGCGAAAGCACCAGAAGATTCAGCAGCCTATGCAAAATGGTTCGACAAGGTATATGTACCAAATGATTCTGGCACCAAACCAGCTAATCCAACGAATGTAAACGTTACAAATGAAGGAGCTGTAACAGCTGAATAAAGGCAGGGTTTCCCTGCATACATAACTAAAAAAGGAGAATTTAATTATGGAAAAGAAAGTTATTATCGGCGGTAAAGAGGTTCGACTTGTTTCATCCGGTGCGACACCTATTTTTTACAAAAACGCTTTTAAGGCCGATTTCTTTGAGGACTTTGGAGAAATCATGGAAATCGCAGATACAGCATCAAAAGCTAAGAAAGGCCAAGAAATGAAAGCATTATTACCGATGTTTAAGTCTGGTCAAATTGCAAAGCTTTATAATTTTATGTGGGTTTATGCCAAGAATGCAGATCAGTCTATTAAACCATTAGATGAATGGATCGAGAGCTTTGATGAATTTCCATTGTTCGATTTCTTGCAAGAGTTAATGGACTTAATGATGTCATCAATTACAACAAAAAAAGGTTAAAGAACGAGTATGAATCAGATGATCCATTTGATACAGACTCGTTTTTATATGTAGCCAAAAAAATAGGATTAAGCTTTGAAGAATTATCCATGATGGATATTGGTCAAGCAATGGATTTTATCATTGAGTATAGTAATTCTGAAAGTGAGGCGCAAAAAGAAAAAACACCAGTTAAGAAAGCCAATCAATCTGATTTTGATGGCTTTTAAGATAAAGGTGATATATAATTCACATATGGACAATAAAAATAAAAAAACAGCTAATTTAATATTTAAAGGTGCCATTGAAGGTGTAGAAAAGAATGTATCTTTTTTGGCGATAATGCTTATGGAACTTGTAGCATTAATTGTTGTTGGTATTGCAGTGTCTTTGTTATCTTTAATAGGAATACCTGGAGCATTTCTAATGATTTTAGCAATAGCAGCCATGATTTTTATTCTAATCATGGCTCTAATTGTTGCTTGGCAGCAATCGATTATGGTTGGAATTTTTTCAACAATAATTAACGCGTTTGTTCTTTTGATGGTCATTTTAGCGCTTTAATAATTAATAAAGTTTATAGCACTCTAACTGAGTGTTATTTTTTTGCACTTTTTTTGAGAGGAGGGAATATGGCGGGCGGACGTGTAAAAGGAATTACCATTGAAATTGATGGTGATACAAAAGGTTTGAATTCGGCTTTAAAAGATGTGAATTCACAAACATCTAAGACCAGTACGGAATTGCGTGATGTTAATAAGTTGTTAAAGCTGGATCCAGGGAATACAGAGTTGATAGCTCAAAAACAACAGTTGTTAGGAAAAGCCGTGCAAAGTACATCCGAAAAGCTAGCAACTTTGAAATCAGCACAATCACAGGTAGAGGCTCAATTTAAGAGCGATGATATTGGCGTGGAACAGTATAGATCTTTTCAGCGCGAAATAATTGCGACAGAAGGCCAATTGTCGCGTTTTGAGGCAGGAGCAAAAGGGGTCGATGATGCGCTTAACGGTATTGATTCTTCTGCTGCTAGAGCTGAGTCTGGTTTTAAGGAAATTAAGCAGAGTGCTGGTGAAGCCGATAATAGTATGCAATTTGCTAAAGGAGCGCAGGCGGTGCAAGTCCTTAATGATGTTTCAGAAAAAGCCAGCGGTCTTGGTACAGATTTAATTTCGACAGGAATGGATTTTAGTAATGCACAATCATTGATGCAGACTTCAATGGGGATGACTAAGTCAGAAGCTGATCAGGCTATGACATCGGTACATGCAGTTTTTGATTCAGGACTTGTTGACAGTGTAGATGAAGCAAATCAATCAGTGATGACAGTTAAAAATTCTTTTCAAGATTTGAATGGCGTTGATTTAACTAACATGACTTTAACATTAACTGCGATTGCTAAACATGCTGGCGTCGACATAGAAGATGCAACAAATGCTGCTAGCCAGGCTATGAAAGGCTTTGGAATAGATGGTAAAGAGGCTACGGATGTAGTTGCCAAAGGTCTCCAGATGGGGCTTGATAAAAACCATGACTTTTTAGATACGATGAATGAGTATTCACCAACTTTTTCAGATGCTGGGATTAGCGCGCAGGGAATGCTGAGTATCTTACAAACTGGTATGGAAACAGGAGCATTTAATACTGATAAAGCTGCTGATGCGGTAAAAGAGTTTAATCTTAGATTGACTAATGGTGACTTAGACGAGCCAATCAAAAAATTTAGCTCCTCTACACAGGACATGTTTAACCAATTTAAAAATGGTCAAGCTACAGCCAGTGATGTTATGCAGGCAGTAGGCACTGATTTGCAAGGTATGCCAACGGAAGAAGCCAAGGGCGCAGTTCAAGGCTTAGGAACTCAGTTTGAAGATTTGGGGCAAGTATCTTCTGCGTCTTTGTTGATGGCGACAAATAGTATTGTAGATACCGATGGAGCTGCAAAGAAGATGAGCGAGAACACTCCTGGGGAGAAATGGCAAGGAGCGATAAACAAACTGAAGGATTCGTTTTCTCAATTATCCGACTCACTAGTTCCAATAGTTAGTAAGTTAGCAGACTTTGCCAGTAAGATTGCCGATGCGGGACAGCCAACTAAGACTATTATTGCAGTCATAGGAGGGCTAGTTGTTGCATTGACAGCCTTAGCTCCTGTGTTGGTCTCAATTGGAATGCTGATATCTGTTTTCTCAAAAATGGGTCCCGTAATATCAGCCGCTAAAGATGCAATGGCCGCATTTAATGTTGTGATGTCTGCAAATCCATTCGTGGCAGTTGCGGTAGTTATTGCAGCTTTAGTTGCAGCGTTGGTATACTTCTTCACACAAACCACTACTGGAAAGAAGATGTGGCAAGAATTTGTAAGTTGGCTAAAAAATTTATGGAATGGTATCAAAGACTTTTTCTCTGGATTATGGAGTGGAATTACACAATTATTCAAATCAAGTGTGAATGCTATAACTCAGTTCTTGCAGCCTGCTTTTACTGCTACAGTTAACGTCATTAAAGCGCTTTGGAATGGAATCGTCACGTTCTTTTCAGATATTTGGAACGCAATTAAATTAGTATTTACAGTTGTCATTACTGCAATAGCGGTTCTGATAGGTACGTATATCAACATTTGGAAGTCGATTATCACAACAGCTATGAATACCATAAAAGTAATCTTCTCCACGATGTGGAATGCAATTAAAGATGTCATTATGGCAGTTTGGAACTTCTTAAGCCCGTTTATTTCAACCGCAATTAATGCGATTAGTAATGTTATTTCGACGGTCTGGAATGCAATAAGTTCGGTAACATCGACAGTCTGGAATGCCATTAGCGGAGTGATACAAACAGTGTGGAATGGCATTAGTTCGTTTATCTCTGGAGTAATCAATGCAATAAGCTCAGTTATTTCCAGTGTTTGGAATGCTATCAGTGGAGTAACCTCATCTGTTTGGAATTCAATTAGCTCAGTAATCAGCTCAGTTTGGAATGGGATTCAATCAGGAGTATCAAATGCTGTAAATGCAGTTTCTAGTGTGATTTCAAATATTTGGAATGGAATTAAGTCGGTAACTTCATCTGTCTGGAATGGAATTAAAGATGCAATCACCGGGCCTATGGATGCAGCTAAGAACATGATCTCAGGTATTATTAATGCCATTAAGGGCTTCTTTAGCTTTTCGATTACTTGGCCGCATATCCCGTTGCCTCATTTCTCAATAAATCCTAGCGGTTGGCAAATTGGTGATTTGCTAAAAGGTAAGATACCGAGCTTAGGAATTAATTGGCACGCAAAGGGTGGTATTTTTAATAAGCCCACTTTATTTGCTGGACAAGGCGGAATGCATGGTGTTGGCGAAGCTGGGCCCGAAGCAGTTGTGCCACTAAACGCAAAAACGCTGGCAGGTATTGGCGCAGGTATTGCTGCTAATATGGATAACTTAGGACAACCACAGATAAACATTAATGTGTATGCTGATGTGACTGACTCTACGATTAAGAAAATTGGTCGTGAAGTTCAATCCGCGATGGCTAGAACCGCTCGAAATAAGAACATATCGATGGGAGGTATGTAAATGAAACCAGGATCGTTCATTATTGGTGGAGTTAGTAGCGAAGAACTAAACGCTGTAATTACTAACTGGTTCGATACTACTATTCCAGCACGGAGATTGACCTTAAACACGGATGCTGTTGGTGTTGATCAGGCGGCTATATATGACGATGGTGTATACGAAAATCGGACATTCACGGCTAATATTTCATTTCGTGGTGTTTTAGAAGAAGTAGATAGACAAATTAGCAAATTTATACAGGCAATTGACGGTAAAGGATACGTCGATGCCTGTTTTTATTTTGACCAGGATTATGTTTATAAAGTTGTGAGGACGGATGCTGCAGATGTTACTCGATTGAGTCGGTATAGCGATCATCGAGAAGTATCAATCTCATTCAGCGCGAAGCCTTTTAAATATTTAGCTGGGGAGTATATTGTACAGATAACAAAATCAGCTTCATTGATGAATCCAACGGGCTACATATCGAAGCCATTAATCAAGCTTATGGCTAAAGGTGACACTATTTTGACTATCAATAATAAGAAAATTGAGTTCACAGGTTTAACAGGTGAAATTTATTTAGATAGCGAGATACAAGACGCATGGAGCTTTGATGAGAACGGCAAGCTGATCAATGAAAATTCGAAGATGTCGCACGTTGAATTTCCAAAGCTTGAAGCTGGTTTAAATAAGGTTATTTTGACCAATGGAACTATTGAAATGAATTTAAGATGGAGGTCACTATGACGCCGATACTTTACGAAAGTTCGGAAGTTGATTTTAAAACTAACGGGCTAGGGAAATTGGCAGAGATTCAGAATGCAGAGATTACAGAGCAACGTAACGGAATATTACAACTCACAGCAACCTATCCAGTGGCAGGTCGTAGATATAACGATATTTCAATTGGCAGATTAATACTTGCTAAACCTTCGCCCAAAGATGCAAATCATGCATTCAGAATTACTAATTTGCAGTTGGATATTTCTGGAAAAAATGTTGAAATCCAAGCTGATTCAATTACTTATGATCTAAGAAATAATCTGATTAAATCGGTCAAGATTAAAGATGACAATGGATTGATGGCCATGAACGCTATTAAAGGCGCGATGGTTCATCAGTCCATTTTCGATTTCTATTCAAATATTGAAACGGTTAGTTCAACCGAGCTTAGTTATGTGAACCCATTAGAAGCAATAGCTGGTACCAACGGATCAATTCTCCAATATTGGGGCGGGGAGATGTTGCGTGAGAATCGACGTATATCTATGTATAAGCGTCGTGGCGATGATGACGTAATGACGTTTAGACTTGGCAAAAACATTAGCAGTATGACCTATACGATTGATACAGCTAATCTGGTCACTAAGATTTATCCATATGTAAAGCAAACCGTTAATGAAGTTGATAAATACATTGAGGGTGACAGTGTCGAATCCCCCAATATGAACAAGTATTTCGATATCTATATCCGTCCTGTCGATGTATCGCAAGATATTCAAATTGAACAAGATGAGTCAGAGGATTCCATTAAAGCCAAAATAAATGAATATGCAAAGAACTGGTTTACTAAATCTGAAAACACGGATGTTGATTTACCAGAAGTAACAATTGAAGTTGATGTAATTTCATTACGAGAATCAGCAGATTTAAGCGATCAATTTAAGGAGTTGGAAAATATTGGATTGACTGATACAGTTACAGTTTTTGTACCAGAGTTCAACGTTGATGTGACGGCGGTAGTAAATGAACTGCACTATGATCCTGTATCAGAGCAAGTTATTAGTTTAACCATCGGAACAGCGAGATTAAGTTACACGGACTATAACAAATCGCAATTCGAGGATATGCAGAATAAGATTACCGTAATCAATGAAGAAGCGAACTATGCCGCTACAAAGCTTTGGGACACTGAGACGGAGCTTAATTTTTCAACTGACGGGATAATTGCAACTGATCCAAATTATCCTCAGCGGTTGGTTATTTTCAATTCAGCAGGTATTGGAGTTTCCGAAGATGGTGGTAAGACTTTTGGAAATGCAATCACTGGCAAGGGTATTAATGCAACTGCTATCACAACTGGTATTTTAAAGGCGATTCAAATAATTGGAGTTACCATTACAGGAAGTACTATTACCAGTAGGGATGGAAGTACTCAAGCCTCAATAACTTTGAATAATGGTGAGCTCACATTTAAAAATCGGGACGGTAGAGACGTAGCCGCAATTGTCCCAACGACAGATGGAAGTTCTGGAGTAGCAAATGGTTCGGCAATTTTGCAATATCCAGGAGAGATATTTTCAATTAATACTAATGATCCCAACGCTGGCATGTCTCTCCCACTGATTAAAGTACCAGCAGATTCGAACGTTAATGACCCGTACTTTGAACTACCTGGCAAACTTTCTGGAGGCATTACATCACGTGACAATACATTATGGATTTCAGCTCGGAATCAAGTAATATTAAGCGGTAATGGTGGTTCTTCTAATGCTCTAAATGTTTATGGTGACCATGTAGACGTTTTAGGAAATTTTAACGTCTATAACGGTAGTAAAAATGCGGTTCATCCAACTCGTGAAGGTTTTAGAGCAACCCCAGCCTATGAAACGGCTGAATCATATTTAGGCGATATTGGCGAAGCTATCACTGATGGAGACGGGACAATTGAAATAAAGATTGAAGACTTGTTTGGCGATACAATCAATACTGATTACGCTTATCAGGTCTTTTTGTCGTCTTATTCAAAAAGTCATGTCTGGGTTTCAGAACGTGGCAAAACTAGCTTTGTTGTTGAATCTGATGAGCCGAATGTACCGTTCACATGGGAGCTTAAGGGTAAAAGACGGGGCTATGAAGGAGAGCGTTTAGTTGATTCTGGCTTAACGTATAAAGATGCAGAAAAAATGTATAAGGAGGTACAAGCGAGTGACGAAGATATTGATTAATTTAGATGTTTCTAAGACGCCAACAATTACACCAGTCTTAAGACAACGACGTGCTGACCAAACTGCATATACTGCTGATGTTTCAATCACTAGAAATGGTGCAGCGTTTGATTTAACTGACTTTGCGATTTCGTTTGAAGGTATTACAAATAAAGGTGCCAAAATTATTGACGATAGCGGCATTGTGATTACTGACGCAGTGAACGGACGGTTTATTTATTCCATGCCAGCAGAAGCTCTAAATGATGTTGGTGATTTTAAATCGGCGTATTTTTCGCTTACTAAGGGTAGTGAGCGGGAAACAACAAATAATTTTGGCTTGTTTGTATTGGCTTCCGCTGATTTAACTGAGGATGAGTCAAAAAATTACCTTTCAGAATATGAAAAAATGCTTGAAAAGCTAAGAGAGCTTTATGAGAGCATGAATATTGATGAAATTAAAAAGGATATTGATGAACTTAAGGGTGAGATGAATGAAACTAAAGAGGACATTAATAAGCAGTTAGAAGATACAAAAACTGAGATTCAAGCAATGATCGATGAAGTTACTAAGACCATAGCTAATAAAGATATTGCTGTTCGTGGTGAAGATAATCATTTTACAGCCAATATGATAGTTGATAAGCCAATTGATGGTAGTTTGAAGACGAGGGTAACAACTGTAACTGATTTTGCAGATATTGCTAAAGCAATAACTACTTATCCTGGTCAGTGGGCTAACAATGGTAAAAATATTGCGAATGCTCCTTTCGCAAGTGGAAACTACACT